AACCAGAGCATCGACCGACCCTCGAAACAGTCAGCATAGATGTCTTCCGGTATCCACTGATCCCTGCTTGCCCTCTTGACCTCCAGCAGTCCTGGCCGTACAAATTCCCACACTTCCCGCAACTTCTGCGGCTCTACAAACACTCTAACCGAGAACGACATATCGATACGTCTTATCCGCAGTCGAGTTGGCAAAGTGATTAACTGTGCATTCGCCTTGCAACTGATTGGATGCGTAAATGTCAGATGAGGACGATTCGTCTACCTTGTTGATCGTGACGATTGCGCTTGGTGTTGTCGGTCGAGTCGGATTCGTTTGCGCTGCAAGCTGTTCTAGACTTACATCCGTCGAAGTAGTAGACCACATCAACTGAACATAATCACCTGCTGCCATTTCCAAGTAAAAATTTAGAGCAGCAATCAAATGCCCATCCGTACCACCATGAGAATTAGGCACTGAAAACTTACTGTTTGATCCAGCAATATCCGTACCGTTTTTCCTGAACCAAACGTCTACATCTTGGATCGCCACATTAGTGTTGGCAAACTGGAACGAAAACTGAATGTTGTACACACCAGCAGATCGGACAGTAATCTGAGAACTGCTGACAATAGCAACACCAACAGCATAATCCGTCGTGTTGAGCGTAACAGCATAGGCAGCAGTGGTGCTGGCAGCGGTCTGATCTGTGGTGTCCTGAAATGCCCCGTAGGGGACTGCATCTGCTATGGCAGCAGCAGAGGATGGGACAAACAAAATAATGCTGTCAGGGCTGATCCTAGCGTCGTACAGGGTCGTTGTCGTAGCGTTCCCAGTTGCCAGAGTCACCAACCCAACAGAGTTGACTTTGCCATCCAGAACTCGATTGACAACTCCAGCAACCTCTCGCTGACTACCACCCTGCTGCGGCAACCTGCGAAACATCAGCGCCCACCAACAGGAACGATGTCCACATCAACACCAACCGCAGTGTCGTAGTTCCCGGTCGGAGTGATCGACAGACGATGATAGTTTCCACGCGATCTCAGGCTCACCCTGTTCTCGCTGTCAGCAGCAACCGCAGCAGAGTAGCTGATAGCCCCGTCAAGCCGTTTTCTGGATGAGACTGATACGGTGGCACTACCGTTGTCAATCTGTGGCCTAGCAAGCCTTATAAGCGTTTCCTGGCCTTCTACGGTGATGTCGCCTGTGTTGATCGTTCCGGTGAGATCAGTTCCAGCAAAGGTCACAATCCTAGCCCCGGATACACCACCCAAGATCAGTTTGCCACCAGTCCACAAACGCGAGTCCAGAGAGGCTGGCAGCGCATCCAGACTAGCTGAGATGTTGTCCAACTGTTCCAAAGTAGTAGACGCAGTGGCAATGCTGGAGATGTAGTCCGCTCCAGAGTCACCGTGTGACCAACGATCTGTTGACCAGTTGTAGATCAGGAGCTTCTGGACGTTGAAAATATCCCGGAAGCACCACAGCACCAGTTTATTGACCGGATCGACAGCAGCAGACATCTTGCTGAACTGAGACGGATCTGCGTTGGCGTAGAACCACCTATCGACACGCTCTGCCCCGATAGGCTTGACCTGCTGACCATCGGTCATGAAGAACCCGTCATCGCTCAGAAAGAACGTCATCGGGCCATATTGAGCAATAGATCGAGACTCGTAGCAGCCTACGTTTCGAGCAATGTTGTCGAACTGGAAGAACAATGGTGCGCCAATGTAGGTCATGCGATACAGACCACGTTCCATCAGCACGACACCAAACTCACCTCCGGTGATACCGCGAATCTCACCACCGTCAGGAATGTCCTGCGTGTCGGATTGGCTGGCAGCACCAGGAGTCCAGTCTGTCTCATCGTTGATATCAGACCACAACACCCTGTTGGGATACGTTGAGGTCTTACCAGCAACAACAAAGTCCCGCACAACGGTCACAAACGATGCTGTGGGAGCAGCAGCAGCAAGGTCAGCAAACCTTGTGCTGGATGCCATGTTCCAGGCTTGCAGTTTGTCTACACCGTTAGACGCGATCACCTGAGATCCAAACTGAGTGAACTGCCAGAAGTCAGTTGTGGAGTAGGCAGTCGGAGTCCTGGAAACATCATCCAGATCAGCATCAGCAGGATCGAACTTAAACAGTTTGCCAGCACCAGCACCGAATAGGGTGGTAGCGCCAGCCCATCGACCAGGAAACACGGTCAGCAGATTCTCACTAGCAGCATCAGACAGGTTTGCAGTCCCGTTGAGAGACGCATAACCAGATGCTGTAGGGTAGATGTTTTTAGCCTCGGTCAGGTTCCCAGAAACCCCTGGCCGATCTGGTGTCCACTGACCGAATGCAATCCTCATTCTTTCTGTTCCGTCTGCTGCTGAATCTGCTCACGCAGTTTCTGCCAGATTGCAACGGAGACTTCCAAAGGCAGTTTGCCTAGCCCCATTGCAATGATGTTGGCTTCTTCAACCGTCACGGTGATGGTGAACTCTTGCATCATGCTGCCCAGGGAAGAGGAGGTTGAATCACAGGTGGGTTGATTTGGTTGTCGATCTGTTGCTGCACCGCAGCCTCAGTCGCGTCTTTGTCCACACCATTCGCCCAGATCCAGCCCAGCACGATGTCCTGAGTCAGATCAGCGTAGGGGGTGAAGTTTGCCGGGTCAGCAGGGGGCAGTGAGCAGGTGGAGTACACGCTTGCGCTGTAGCTGTCCTGTGTGCCGTTGCAGCGCCAGCCCACGGTGATCACCGCTTCGGCGGGATCAGCAGAGGTCGGTGTGGTGTTCATCCATTCGATTTTCCAGACGGGGGTCATTATTTACTCCTCAATGAATTCGTGAACCGCGTCAAGACCGAAATGGTCGTTAACGAATTTCAGCAGACGCTCGACATCGATCCGCAACACCTTACCAGTCGGCGTGTGCTTAGAATGGAAGATCCATTCGTTGGTTGCTGTGTCGTGCGGAGACAGCAGGGTTGAGTTACCAGCAGCATCCATAACCCGCGCTTCGCCAGACTCTGAGTAAAACGATACGCCGTTGGTAAGTGTTCCGACAGGGGCTGTTCCGTTAAACAGCACCAGTTGATTTGTCCCTTCAGTCGTAGCGCGGTCTGCGGTGCCTCCGATCTTAAAATTCCCGACGCTGGTGATACGGGCGCGTTCGGTGGAACTGCCGTTTGCTGCGTTGGTGTACCACGCAATCCTTGTTGGCGGGTTTTGACCAGAGGTAAACGTGCCGTCTACCTGAATTACCTGCGAGGCAAGATATGTATAAGCCGAGCCGTGGTAAGGCGCTACCCTAAGAGCAAACAAATCGTCGCCGTTCTGCACTGCCGTTGGCGAGGCAGCAGAGCCGCGAGACTTCATGTAATCAAGAACGCCACTAAATGTGTTGTCGGTTGAGCGTTGGTAAGTAATGCCGTCGCCACCGTTAAAAGTAATTTGAGTAACAGCAGTAGACCTGCCGACAATCAAATTCCCACTGGCATCTAGTGTCATTGCCTGGGTGAAGGTTATGGCGTTACCTGCGGTACCGGTGGGGGCGATGAACCAACGATGGCTTTGCGATGCCAAATCTTGCTCGTAGCGAAACGCTGGATTGTTTGAGTTGTATATCCAGTTTGTCCCGTTGTTATATGTGCTTGTTGCTAGACCTGTTTGACCAGAGTTAGTGTTGTAAAAGTTTGCATACGCCCCCATTTGAATCGCATGGTACCCACTCCAAGCACTCGGCACCACCCCCAAGCCGAGGTTGCCGGAGGTGTCGAGGGTGGCTCTTAATGCGCCATTGGTGACAAAAGACAGCTTGCCTGATGTCCCGGCAGCAAGCTCCACCGTATTAGCACCGTCTGAATACAGGTAGTTCCCTGTACCCATCTTGTAAAAATTGTTTGATGGAATTGTGACGTTACCCGCAACAGTAAGCCTGTCAGAGATGGAACTCGTCCCAATACCCAGACCTGTGGAGGTCAGGCGCATACTTTCCGCACCAGTTCCGTCTTGGTAAATGTAATTGGTTGCCCTAAATGCTGCGTCTACGTTGGCAGAGCCTGCGTCATTTGAATAATTTAGACGAACCGCAGAGCCTGATGCTTGGGTGGTGACGTTTAAGTTTGTGCCAACATTTACTTTGAATTGCGTCCCATCAAACGTCAGCGCACTCCCCGTGGTCAGGACTTTGGAGGCGTTGAGGTACGGCACACCATTAGCAGTGCCAGCCGACAGCGTGAGCGCAGCAGAGAACGCAATGTCCCGAGGGACGACATAGGTGTCGCCAGACTGTGCCGCTTGGATCTGCGGGACTGCTGTGTTCAGTAACAAAACCTCGTATGCGGCCATGATTTACCTCAGATTGGGTAATACTCGGTTCCATCGCTGGTCTTAGCAGACGATGCAACCGTG